GATCAGAGGTGACTGCCTTGAGAGACTCGTGCATTTCTAAAAGCTTCTTAGCCTCATCTTTGATGGAAGACTCTTCGCCGCAAAGATCTTTTATCTCTTTCTGCAGCCCTTTCCTCTGACTATTCAGTTGTGTATAAACACCCTCCTCAGTGTAAGTGACTTCGGTGCACTGACGAATAGCGTCAGTGTATTCGGAAAGTTGATCTAACGGTGAAACAATTTCAGTAAGGCGTTGATCGATGTCATCAAACGCTGCTTCGACCTCTCGGATCTTTCCGTCGAGTGTTGCAATTTGCTCAAGTTTAAAGTCCTCACTAATGGATTGCTTACAGGTAGGACAATTCGCGCTGTCTTCATAAAAACGTTTGTCACCTGTGATTTTGGTAATCTTACGCTGAAGCTTACGAGCAAGATCCTCAAGATCGTTTTTGCGTTTCTCAGGATTGTTGAGGGCTACGATCTTTTCGTTGATCTCAGCGATCATACTGTTGGCGTCTGAGATCTTTTCGCGGCAGGAATCTTGCTGGTCAAGAATTACACGGAGTTGTTTCTTCTTGAGTTCGATGTCTTTATCTTTCTTTTCCTCCAGTTGTAGGATAAAACCTTTTTGAAGTTCAATCTTCTCTTTCACACTTTGTGAATTAAGTTCGTGCGTATGCACAGCGTCCCTGATCGTTTTGAGACGAGCCTTGAGGACCTCATTCATTGAAGAGAATACATTTATATCTAGGAGATCTTCAATGATTTCTCTGCGCTGACCCAAAGGCAAACGCATAAACGGCACGAATGTGCTACTACCCAACACCACAATTTGTGTGAAGGACTTATAGTTCAGTTTCAGAATGTTCTGCTCAAAGTTCTTCTGCTGATCTACTGCAGAACTATTCTGGTCAAACATCTTACCGTTCTGGTAGATCTCAAAGATGTTTGGTTTGATGCCACGACGCACCAGATATTCTCTAGTGCCAATCTTGAATTCAATCTCAACTAGAGTGCCTTTCTCATTGACACTGTTGACTAATTGAGGCTTGTTAATTTTGCGAAACGGTTTACCAAACAATCCAAAGGTAAATGCATCTAGGATTGTGGACTTACCAGCACCGTTCGTACCTACGATAAGATTTGTTCTAGCTTTATCGATCTCTACTTCAGTAAACGTATCTCCAGTACTAAGGAGATTCTTCCAACGGATCTTCTGAAACAGGATCATCAGTTTGAGGAGGGATTACTAGTTCGTCAGGAGTTATAATGCTGTACTTACAGTTTACGTGCTCACACGTAGAGATAACCTGTTTATCTGGTATCTCAGTTACAGCCATAGGAGGGAAGTCATCCGCTTCCAGTAACCCAGCATACCGCATAGCGTCATCCTTGTCAACAAACAAATAGAGGACGTTTTCGCCATACTCATCGTGTACAGCGTAAGCGCCCTCTCCTTCGTGACCTTCTAATGTGATGATGAACACTACGCTACTTCACAAGATTCAATATATAGTGACTTCATAAGACTCTTAAGTGAGGTCTTGTCCACATCTACAGTCACTTCATCTAAGTATTCATCGAGTAAGGTGAGTGTGTCTTTGACGTCCAGTTCGTTAGCATCAGGATCATCAAACACTCCAACCTTCTCAACTACTTTTACATCGAGAGCACCAGCATCATACAGGCTGTTGAGCATAAGTTCAAAGTCTGAATAGTTAGACTTCTGCTCTACGATTACTTTGACGTACTTATCTTTGTAATCTGCAGGATCAATCCTCGCAGGTGCGTCTGCTGAATCATCCCAATAAATCTTTGCGAAGATCTCGTACGGGTTTTTGACCATACGAACTTTGAGAGTCTCAGTATCAAAGATGTGGAAGCCACGTGTGTCACCGTGATCATTCCAGTACATCTGATATGGGTTACCCAGATAGGTTACATTGCCCTTGGAATTCTTATGGTGGAAGTGTCCGCTCAGGACAACATCAAAGTCAGAAAAGAGGTTAGCGTCCATTCCACTGTCATAGCGGAAACCAGGGCGAGCAAGATACCCACTGAGTTCGAGATGACCCATTGCAACCTTGGAGGCAGAGTTACGAATTGCCTTAAGGGACACGTCATAGTTGTCTGCACAAATCCAAGGAACAAAGAGTACGCTAGTGCCACCAATTACTACATCAGTAGCATCTTTGTACACAACCACATTATCATATTCTTTGAGCAAAAGGTCAACAGTGTTAACCTTATTCGTGTTCTTGTAATATGCAGTGTGATTGCCGACTACGGTATGGACGGTGATGCCCATATCGCGGAGAACATCATAGTAGTTCTCCTTAGCCCATTCAAGAGAAACAAAGTCGATGCTCTTACGGTTATCGAAAGTGTCACCAAGATCCAAGACCTGAGTGATCTTGTGTTTCTTGAGGTAAGGGAAGAAGATATTATCGTAGAACTTCTTGTAGAAATCTAGGTAAATCTGACTACCCTTATGACTTCCGAAGTGCTGATCCGTAATTACAGCAACCTTCATCGCGACATTCTAATCTCAATGTTTTCTTTAATGGAATTGAGTCCCGAATCAGATTCGTTCATCCCAGACATACTACCATCAAATCGATCTGAGTGCAACACTTGTTCGTGACCGCAACGTTCAATCAATTTGGTACGTATCTCTAGCTGCTTCTTCTCCTTCTGGATCCGACGCAGGAATGCATAATAAATGATCTGGGTGAAATATGCAAACGGATTCTTAGACTTCTCGGGATCGAAATTGTCAACATACTGGAGGCAATTTTCAATGCCATCGCAAACCATATCCTCACGGAACATATAGTTCACAAAGTTAGGCTTATAAGAAAGATGAGTAGCAATCTTTAGGAAGCACTCAGCGATGTATCGAGGAAGACGAGGACGGGGTAGGTCATTCTTTTTAGCAAAGGCGACTTGCTCTCGATACTCCACAATGGCAGCAAGAAATTCCTTGTTATTAACGTAATACTCGGTTTTAACTTTTGCCATATGTTTTGATTTCGATGTAAGTATTATAACACACGCCACAAGGGCTTGACAGCTACTCTGAATATCCTTATAATAACAGTGTCGCTGTTGAGAAACACCAGAGCTAGCTTTTATACAGTTTCTCAAAGAGCATTCTAGCTTTATCTACAGAACCTATAGATCCCATCTCTTTAGTAGGTAGGGTCTTGTTCGGTGTAGCGGCGCGGAACACGTATGGAATGCTCTCCTCGTAGAACTTGGAGATGGCAGGGCTCGCTTCCGTGCACGTGAGTATTCTATCAGGATTGATGATAAAAATCTCGTCTGGATCCATTGCTGACTTAATCCAGAGATCAAGTTTGAACCCTTTGATCATCGTGCTCTTGTCAGAACTGGTTGCTTCGATGACGATCATCGGGTTCTGCAAACAAATAACATTATCATCTTCAGAATAATGTACCTGCGCGATTAACTCTTCACCTGTTTCTAATTTAACTATCCCGATAAACGGGTCTTGTAATGGGTCTTGCATAGGCTAAAACTTGGTACGTACTTTGATAATCTCATAATCAAATTTTTCTTCGTGATAAATTTTGAGACGTTCTTCAAAATGTTTATAAGTAAAGTTCTTCCACTCTCCTCTTGTGATATCATCAGCGATATCGTAGAGAGTAGCTACGTGTTTATCTTTAGACTTTCTCAACACCCGTCCAATGGACTGTAAGTTGCGAATACGCGACTTGGAGGGTGAGGCAAAAATTACGTTGTGCAACTTTTTGATGTTGATCCCAGTAGAGAACGTTCCGTAGGATGCAATAATAATCGCATCTGTTTCAGTCTCAGTAATTCTGCGGACTTCTTCTCGGTCTTCTACATCAACACCGCCGTGAACGAAAAATACTTTCCGCTCTGTTGAGTTATTTATCAATTCATATAGTGGCTCACCGTGGCGTTCCACATAATTGAATAGCACAAGCGTATTACCTGATACATCCAGGCATAAATTCTTGATTAAATTGTTACGTTTCGTATGGGTAATTAGGTAATCGATCTCATCGTGATACGAATCAAATGTCCCCCACTCGTGTTGTAACACTAGACATTTAACTTTAAGTGGTGTAAGATAACCACCTTCCATAAGATCCTTGGTTTTAACCAACTGTTCACACGGACCAAACAAGCCTTCCAGGATCCACTTATGAGTGAGTGTTCCGTCGAGCGTGCCTGTAAAACCAACACGGTATTTACATCCGTGTAGCTTTGTCATAATCTTTGTTAAAGACTTAGACTTAAAGAGGTGAGCTTCATCACCAATGACACAATCAAACTGTTCAAACCATTTGCGCGGTTCTTTGTAGATTGATTGCCAAGTGGTAATAATCACGTTAGAATCTACGTACTTATCTCTACCAGCATATACCTTGTGACAATGCTTGCTAGCATTCCATCCGTATTCTTCAAAGTCCTTGTACATCTGTTCTACCAAACTTGTGGTTGGAACAATGAGAAGAACTCGGCGCTTCATAGCAACGTGGAATCTTGCAATGCCGTAAACCATCAGGGACTTACCGCTGGCAGTTGGGCTCAGCAGCAGCTTGCGATTGTATTTCAGGGCTTCGTAGACACCTTGAATCTGGTAGATTCTTGGCTCGAACTTAGTAATGCCTTGCATAAAAGTTCTAATGCCAGAGAGAGTAATCTCGTCATTAGTTTCATCAGGCAATCCAAAGTATTTGTTTTCTTCGTACTCCATCGTGTAGCGCATTGTCTTGCACCACTGGATCAAGTGTTCAGTCAGTCCGCCATATATCTCACCGTTACCAGGGGAGTAAAGACGAATCTTTCCATCCCAAACCTTGTTACGGTATAGGGGCATAAACTTTGCTTCGGGAACTTCAAAGGTAAAGTACTCTGATAGTTCCCTGTGAATGTGAGGCTCCGTTGTTACAACGTTGTAGACTTCATTCTTCTTTTGTAGTTTAATGTCCGCCACTCCTAAACTTCTCCCACTCAATAGCGTTTTTGATTTGATATTGACGGGCAGAGATTTGTTTTAGAACAGACTCTAGAAAGAATCCAATCATCTGATAATACTTTATCTTTGCGGTGATCTTGGCTAGATCTTGATCCGCATCAAGAAACATCTCTACTTCATCCTTAGTAGTGAGCTTCAGGTCAAAGGGCACATCTTTATATGCCGACGCTGGAGCTTTCTTTTTATAGTACATCCATTTCTCTTTGTAGAGAAACTTGAAAGCAAACTCCTGGTCGATAAGTTTTGATTTGTAGTCGCAAGCCAGCTCCAGGTATTTTGAGTGGAGATAAGGAGTCTCGTTACTTGCTTTTAGAAAATCGGGATAACCATCATTACCATCTAGGATTGCGGAATCTTCCTTCCACATCTCCTTCAATTGATCAAGGGACATACTTACGTGATGCTGTATTCAAGAATTCATAGAACCCGTATTTGAACGTTGCGGTTCCTACAAGGTATTCTACATCATTCGCACCTGCATTGAAAGGTACGGTTGACAAACTAACTGGGAACAGGCTATCAAAGTTGACAACGAAGTTCGTATTAAAGTTATTTGTCAGCACGAAGAGTTGTGCGTTAGAGAACTGAGGGTCCTCCTTTCCGCCTGGTTCGTATGCTAAGGTGGTGTCGTTAATCCAGTTCCAGAGAGACAAATAGTTTTTAAGATCTTCGTCAATCAAAAACTGTACAGTTAAGTCATCAAAGGAAGTGCCACCAGCCGCAGGGATAGGAAGTCTCCTACGTGCTGTTGATACTTCTTGCACTACTGCAGAGATCCCAGGAATGTTTGCAGTCTGACAAAAGAAATCTACACCAGGGAAGATTTCAATCTTCATCTTGAAACCAACAGGTGACAGATAATTTCTATTTTCAGGCTGACTAGAAACCCATTCAGCGGGCATCACTATTCCTCAAGATCTACACTTTTATTTATTTACTTACGAAGAACCCAGTTTTCCGCGAAATCGTTAGCGTCCATCTCACGGTCAAATACTTTCTTTTCTAAGGTCTTATCCAGTGACTGTGTACAAAGTACTTCAAAACCTTGACGGTCATAAACCACAATAGCCGTGCGATCTCCTTCGGGGGAGAAGTAGTTTGAGAGCGTGACCATCTTTAAAGTAGGGAATACTACTATTATATACAAAAAAAGGGGGCTGTGAAGCCCCCGATAAATCCCTACTGTTAATAAATCCCTACATTAAAATCTCCCTACAGATTTTTTTGCATTGTGCAGTGTTGTCACATTCAATCAAGCATTCGTAATAGTCATTAAGTAGATTGACCTTGCGGTCTTCAGATTCAAGCTCGTCAATGGTATTCTCAAAATGACGCCATTCGTCTAGTTGATTGCGAGACATTAGATTGTGCATAATACACCTCAATTGATTTAATCATAATAATGTTTGTCGCTCATCTCAGGTCATCACTCCCTCCATTACTCTGCCACTAATTATAAGGGAACTCTGACAATTTTCCCCGATCCACGGTGTATCGTATTGACTCTTATTATGTGCATACATCACTACACATTTGTCTTAACAAAAAATTCACATAAAAAAAGAGGGTCCGAAGACCCTCTGAAAGATATGTGATGATGGATCACATAAGGTTGCGAACCAGGACGCGACGATAGTACTGGTTGCGACCCAGACCAGTTGCACCCAGCAGGTCTTCGCCAACAGCAGAACCATCTGCCTTGAACACGAAGGGGTTGGCGACCATACCGTAGCGGGTCTTGAAGCCGATCTTCGGCTGGAAGGAACCCTGATCCACGGCGCGGACCATTTGCAGGGGCACGTAGGGGCAATAGAAGAGACCAGCGTCATAGGCGCTAGTGCCCTTATAACCAGCCACGTAGTAGTGGTCATCTGCCAGGTTAGCAGAATAAGGATCCACGTACACTTTCACGCCACCGTTGAGGGTACCAACGAAGGTGTTACCAGTGTCATCGGGGAGACCGTTGGTGGACAGTG